TAGTTCCTCGCCAAAACGACGACGTCCTCTACGGAATCGGCTTGTACGCCAGCTTTGAGTGCGGAAAGCTGTGCTTTGAGCCTTTCATTCTCTTCGGAAAGAGATCCCTTTTCCTTTTCCAATGCTTGCAAGCGATCAGACAGTTTTTGCGCCTCGGATTTTTGACTTTCTTGCCATTCTTTGAATTTTTTGAGTCCTTCTTTGGCATTTTCAAAGTCATCAATTCCTAAATCCCTAAGGATTTTTTCAGTCGCCTTCTTTTTTCTTTGGCAATGAGATTATTGACTTCCGATTGCGGAAGCATCTTTTCTTGCTGTTGGTCTTGTCCCCCGTTTTGCGGGTTTTGTCCTTCCCCAGCTTGATTTACCGGTTGCTGGTCACCGGGTTGGCCGCCGCCTTCACCTTCGGCGGCGAAGAATTGCAAGTTCATGCGATATGGGAAATGATTCAGATTCATTGAATTAACCCTCCATTAAGGATAAATTACTTCCGTTTCTTTTACGCCTAACGGATAAAAGGCATGAAAAAAGGACGGATATTTTAAACCCTCTGTCCAAGCGGTTGGCTTTGTTCTTTAACGTCTGCAAAGCCTAAAAAGACAAGATTTTATCGTCATTTAATTCTAAACGGCTCAAATAAACCATGTTTTTCTTGCTCAAACTTCAGTAACTGCGATGGTGAATTGCCGTGATATTCATCACATCCAAGTTCCAAACAAATCCTATGATCCATAGGAAATAAACGTTTACCTAAAAAATGCTTGATTTTTAAAAGAATCACACTATCACCCTTTCTTTGTCATACCTTCTCGTCAAACCATGTTCAGCAATAAATTCCCTTATCCTCGCTTGCCTAGCAGAAACTAAATTCTTATATTTTCGGATCAGTTCCTCATCCCCTATCTCCTCAGCCAGTTTTAGGGCCCGTTTTGCCTTTCTGATTTGCCGTTCGTAATATCGCTGTTTTTGAGAAAGCTCATATCGTTTCTGGGCTTCTCTGATGTTGTATTGACGTTGATTATTCTCATTGACGCCTTCAATGAACGGATAGAATTGATGACGGCAATTGATGCCGCGCAGGCCCCACGGCTGACCGTATCCGAATTCATAGACGGATGGATACTTTGGATTGCTCGATGGATTGCTAAGAGAGGCCACTTTCCCTTGAATATGGCTGCAAGCCGGCCGGGGATCCGGAACACTGCTGACCAGCACCAGATCCACCCCGTATTCTTGCATTCGAGATGTCCTTAATTCGTTGTATGTCCGGTTCACTGTGGTTCTGATCACCATGCTTGCGTAAGGTTCCAAGGACCATGTCCTTCCTGCCCTGTCCACGAACCCTGTGTCCAAGCCCTTTTCCGCCCATTTGATGACGGTTTCGGCCATAGCCCGGTTGACCGTGGTCATTCCTGCCAAAACTTTTGCCGTCGTTTCTTCGATGATTCGGCGGTACATCCTGGCCACTGTCCCCTCTCCGAACGTTGTCGTGATCAAAGACTGATTCACGAAGTTATCCAGTTCTCGGAAAACTTGCGCAGCATAAGCCGCCAAAATTACATCCAATTGTGTCGGCCTAGGTAGAGGAATGGATATGCCATTCAGTTCATTATCCACGCCGGCTATGGTTTGCTCTGCCACTTCACGGATTATTCGCCGGATTTCTTTTTCAGCTTTCCCTGTTGCTTTAGCCAGGGCTTTGATTGTTTTCTCATTGATCATTCGGAGTTCTTGCATCTTCTCGATTTGCCATTGCAAGACTTGATCGCGGCCGGCGTCATTCGTAGTTTTCAGACGCTGTACGACCATTTCAAATATTTCATCCTCAAGAGCCAAATATATTTCGGCGATCGGGCTGGTGACTTCATCAAAATTTTCGGGAGTGATTTCGTTTTGGATCGCCAACCGTCATCACTCCCTTTGGCCAAAGAAGCTAACTTCGCTTTGCAACTGTTCGAAGTCCGGGGACGCCTGGAGATTTTCCTGTTGGATTTCTTTCAAGATTTGAATGGCTTCTTTCTCGGTAACCCCGTGAATCTTCATGATCGCGCGCTTTTTCGAGTTCAATCCAGAGGATACCAGTTTGATTTGTTGGTCAATCTCCGCGTTTTTGTCCTCGACCACCGAATCATCGAAAGATACGGTCACCTCGTATTCTGTCGGACCGCTATAGAGCCCATAGAGTTGGGCGACCGCAATAATGGAATCAACGAGCTCTTTAATCCCTTCTTCGATGATGATTTCGTGGGATTTCATGGACTTGAATGTCTTGCTGTTCTCGCTTATGACTTCTGTTGCCGTCTTTACAGATTTGCCATCAAATGAAAAAGTCCCGGCAGAAAATCCGGTCTGCATGGCCAAGATATTTAGTAAAGCATTAATAGCGGCTATGTGTTCCTCAACACGTAATTCCACACTGATATCTTTGATTTCTGCCTCGTCCATGTCTATATTCAAGGCTTCGTATGTTTCATCAGCCGCATCAAAGTAACGGCGTTGAGTACCGGTTTCTGGATCAACGACCGTCTTTACCATGTGAGCCGGCACAATGATTTTTTTCTTTCCAAGCCTAAATTCTCGGTGCAGACTATCGAAAGCAGAATCCAAAGCCCTAATCGTGTCCAATGCGTTGGCGTAAAGGCTTATTCCAAGAGGGCTTTGCGTGTCAATATTGTTCGCCGTATTCGGCTTGAAGTACACAAATAGCGGCCTTTGGAGGCCTTTTATCCGGACTTCTTCCTCTAAATCCGGGAACAATGTGGAAAGGGCCACTTTCACGCCCAAGTCGGTCCCGTTGGACTCATACAACTCGTTCCGGATCACATATTCCTTTCCATCCCACCTATGCCATTCCAAATGGGTATAGGTTTTCTGCCCTCTTTTGTATTCACTAACAAATACCCCCTCGTCGATAGTGTCATTGTGCCAAGAAATGGGGATGAAACAATCAGCGGTGACGTAGGAAAGCCGGACTTTTCCGTCTTGGACGTACGGTTTGATCACCATGCCACCTAGGGCAAAATTGTATTCAAGGTAGTCCTGAAACTTCTTGTAAAAATGATTATCCTTAAAAATCTGATCTATAAATTTCTTCAAATTATTTTCGGATATGCTGATTTCACATTTCTCATTGAATACTAACGAGGCCATTTCCGATGCCACAATCTTCGGCATGTTTAGAGTATCCATTTTTCGGTGTTTTGAACCCTCAACGGTATGATAAGTAATTTTGTGAAATGGCTCATAGTATCCTTGATACAAGGCCTTCCATATTTCTATTTTCTGGTACATTTCCTCGTTTAGTGGAATGTCCTGGAATTCGGACAAACTATTTACGCCCTTGATTATGCCCATTCTGTATAACACCTGCCTTATTCTTGCGATTAGGACTCTGAACATTGCATCACCGCCTTAATATTTAAGCCCGAGCTTACGCAAATTGTCATTCACATAGTACTGAAAGGCATCGCATGTATGGTCATTTTCTTTGATTACTTTCGGATCATCGCTTTGCAGTGTTTCTGGATCCCATTGATATCTGCGATGCTCTTCGATGAATATTTGATTGCTTTCCGTATCTAAATAAAAAAACCTGCCCTGTGCAAGCAGATCATAGACATTTTCGATCATGTCAATTTTTTCTTTTTGGCAATGGGATGCAGCCTGATAGAATAGTCCTTAAAAACTTGGTTTCTCAGGGCCCCTTCTGCCGAATCAATCGTTTCGTTATCAATTGGTTTGTTGTACTTTTTCCTGATTTTTCACGCCATTCAAAATAATCTTTGGACAAATCGCTTGGTGCCTTTTTATGCACTTTGTTCTCCGGCGAATAATACCAAGTGTCAAGCAAAATAATGTTTTGCTTTTTCGTCAAAGCAAACGCTAAATAGGTTGTTGCAGACACTTGGTGCCCGGAGTCGATTGCCGTATCAATCAATAAAATGTCATCATCGCTTGGTATTTCAACCAATGAATGAAAATGTTTCATGTTGTAAATCATATTTCCAAGCCCGATGACCTCGCCCATGTACATCCAGCGCCAATAATCATAATCATTTCGCTTGTACTGCTCTATTTTTCGCAGCAATTGGGCAGACAGGAAACCCTTCACATCGTCCAAATACGTTGAATGATGAATGAAATAATCTGGATCGTTTTGCTTGCTTTCCACCCACTCGTTGACCCATTCATATGGATTCCGCGGCGGGTTGTAAGAATAATAGATTTTGACCTCTTGATCGCCGATGTCCCGCCGGATGAAGGTATCTGTCACGATATCGATATCCTCAACACCATCGAATTCGGCCAATTCCTCGAACCAAACGGCCATTACATAGCCTTTTGCGATGGTTGTTGACTTCAATTTCATTGGATCGTCGACTCCGAAAAAATAGAAAGCCGTGTTTGTCGGCTTGTGTGTAATTCGTAATGGTGATTTGCCGAAAACAAATTCTCTTTCGACCCCGAGCATGTAAATGGCCCATTTGATTTGTTCATATACCGAAGTCGATAAATATTTTCCAATTTTTCTCAAACAAACGACGTTGCCGTTTGGATCCTTCAAAAAATCCGTGACTAGTTTCAAACTAATCACGGACGATTTCATGGATGAGCGGCCGCCCTTTAGGATGACGTTCGGCTTTGTCGTCCTCCAAACCGGATAAAAAACAGGGTTGATTAGGTCTGTTATGCGGATGCGTTTTTCAATCATTTTTCCTCGTCCTCCGGCACGTCATCCACAATGACAACCCGGACGTCGTTCGGCTGCTCGATTTCCTGCTTTTTCAGTTCAAGCTCCTGGCGTTTCAGTTCAAGTTCTTGGACTTTCAATATTTTGTCATGGAGTGTTCCGATCAAAATCGCAGAATCCCGGGCGCTCGTCTTCTGGATAATTTTTGGATCCTGGACATGTTTCATGTACAGGTTGATGGTTTTCCATGCTTCCTCGATCCAATCCTTCTTTTTCTATTCGAA